CTATTAAAATTCCGATGTAGAATGTCGTGAGATACGGTATTGCTTCCATAATCCAAAGATAATAACCGCCAATAGAACAACCCACATACCGCCATTGATGGGTACAGAATTGTTGCCGTTTCCGTTGCCCTTTCCGTTGCCGTTGTTTTCTTCAAGTTGTGTGTATTCCAACTCACGCACTTCTTCATTTGTGGGTGTTGCCCATTCGCTGTGCTTCATTATTCAGTAGGTGGGAATGGCGGTGGTGGTGGTGGTACGTATTCGGCTTCGGGTAAATCTAAAACCCAAGCATATTCACTTGCTTCAACTTCTGGTTTGTCCTCATCGGAAAGAAACAAAAACCAAACGCCGTTAATATCTTGAACGCAATTAAAGAACTGATAAGGTGCGTAGTATTGACCTTGTATCAAATCCTTTTGTTCGGGTGTAAGTGTGTAACCTATCATACATTTCGGCTTAAACTGACTTGGAAGGAATTTACGGCGGTGTAAAAGTTGGATGCCTGTGCGTCGGTTAAGCCGTCACCGATGGAAGCAAAAGCACATTCACGATTTGAATAAAAAGAACCCCCTTTAGCCAATGTTAAATTGGCCGTAGGTATTCCCGTAGATGCGGAAGAACTTGTATTTTGTATTACATTATTTTTGTACAATTTTTGGCTATTTGATGCTGTTCGAGATGCAATATATAAACCCAAACTTGTAGCGGGGGAACCTCCTGCAACCTCTGCGCCATTTACACCATAATATGATGTATTATCATTCCATTTTGCAAGTAATGTAATACAAGGACTTGTTCCAATATTAGAATTAAAATCTATTGATGCTCTTGCAACATTTGTTCTGCTATAAAATGAAATATGCGTTGAATTTTGTGTTAGGGTTGCGCTTGGTGATAAATTTGTATCCATATACGCACTTGTACCATTAGGCGTTACCCCCGTACTCGCAAAAGTCCAACCGCTTGTAAAAGTACCCGTAAACGAACTGCTCTTCAAGTTTTGCGCACACGCTGCGGCACTTGCCCCAACCATTGGGTAAACGGCTTTCATACTTGACCAAATACCCGCACTTTTCATATCAAGTACCAATTGATTGGTTGCGTTCTTTTCGGTGGTTGTAAGTGAGCCACCCGCAGTGGTTACGCGGTCAAAAAATGCTTGTGCATCTGCATCGAAAGCAGAACCTCCAGCAGCAGCCCTAAACAAGCCAAGCCCTAAACCCGTGCCTATTCTGGGCATATTAGTAAGCGATTACTGAACCAGACGAAGTTACAAACCCCGTAATTTTATTGCCTTTTCCAGCTGGCAAATATGCGCCCTGCTTAAAAGTAATACCGCTCATACCGCGGGCTGTTAATACGTTGGTAGCGGTTCCGTTTTCTGCCGTTACTGTGAAGGTGGTGAATACAGTGTCCTCTTGCGGAATTACTGCGTCATAACTAACCCCTGTAACTGTTGCGGCTCCGTGTCTAACGAAACCCTGTGAGCCTGCTATAATGTCTGCGCTTGCTTGTGCCATAGTACCCGCAATTTACAAACAGCACAGGCGCAAAACGTTAACAAATTAAATGATCCACCACTGCACGCCGTCGCTGATTAACTGGCATGACTCAAATTGATTAGTCATAACTTTAGAAGCCGAGCCGTCAATATCGTAGCCTCCGCCCGTGATTGTAACCTGGTGCGAAGTTGTAATTTTTTTGAAATAGTATTTTTTGCCCTTGCTTATTGTTGGATCAGGCAAGTCAACTGTAACCGCACCGCCAGAAGTATCGCACAAAATAAGCTCGTAGCCGTTTGTAATTGTGTGAGTCCCGGCTGTGTAGGTTACGCTGGCGTTGTGCTCTTGCAAATGCCATGCAACTTGTTCGGCTGCATCGTTGTATTGCACCATTACCTCGTAACGAGTATTTTGCGTTGGCGTAGTTGCGGGCGCACCATCGGCGTCGTTCACTAAATAATTCAATACCAATGCAGGCGTGCGCTGTACAGAATCATTGAGGCGCCCTATCTGATCGTCCATATAATTGACGCGATCCTTTAAGCCCGTACCAACTTTAAGACCTTCGCCCGAAGAAGTTAGCCCTGTGTAAATTGGAACCAATCCCACCCACTCGCCAGACCATTGCTCAGAGCGTGCAGTATAAACGGCGCCATTCAATAGCCATTTGTAGTCATCAAAGTACAGTGATTTAATAGCGGTCAAAGTTCCTGCATCTGCCCAGGTGCCTTGTATTGTTGGCACAAAGTCCTTGTACAATCCTGCAATGCCTTGGCCGAGCATCTCGGTGGGCGTGCCGTGTGTTGTGCTATCCCATCCCCCTCGCCAATCGTCTGCAATTACCCACTGGTTACTTGAGTTGTAAGCGTCTATATTTCCAATAGCGTATTTGCTTGAGCTGCTGTAATACTTTGGCTCTAGAATTATCGGCGTAGAGTTTACGCTGTTGCCCGTGTCGGGCGTGTAAGTTTCGGTTATGTTGAAAGTAAAATCCGGGTTTTGGTATGGCGAAGCGTCGGCGAATGCTAGCTGTATAGATCCCCAAAATGGTTTATCAAATTCATTTAACGCGCTAGGGTTTCCGAATATATTAAATTTTTGTTTTATTGCTTGCACCTGAATCACTTCAACTTCTAAAATTGTAAAGCCTGCAGGCGGGGTACTCACTTGCTTATCAAATACAAATGATGTCCAGTTACTATTTTGAAAGTCGTTTGCAATCTCTTCTACAAATGTTTCACCGGGAACAGAGGGAGCGCTTACCCATAGCAAAGTATTCAAATCTAATACCCTGTAACTGCTTACCCCATCTCTCAAATATATTTTGATCCGTACTTTTGTCTTGTCCTCTGGCCCCGTTGGCGATGTGGTAAATGTATGCCTTGCGAATTTTATGGCAAAGCGGATTCTTAACGGCGCAGCGTCTGGCGTGCTACCAGTTGGCACCCCTGTAAATGTTCTAGCAAATGAGGCATCGGATTGATTGGCGTATGTTCTGTAGGCCGTAGCCGCAAGCATTCGCTCTGTGTCAATCTGCACGTATTTAGCGGCCGCCTGATAGCTTAGCGATGGCTTCGCTATCCATTGCGGGCGCACATCGTTGCCGAGGGTTACCGTGTGCGTGTAGGTACCTGTTCCAATATACTGCAACGTGTAGTTATATTGGCGATAGGCAACTGTTGTATCTAGATATTCGGTTGCGCTCACTAGCCAATATTTACCAATCTCTAGGATAAATCGAGCCTGCAGAATTTCGCAAACTTGCTCAAGTGCTGCCTTGCAATCCATCATGTTGTTTTCAGCATATTGAAAAGCAGCAATGTCGGTAGCTTTGATGTCTTTAAATTGGTCGTAATTGTCTACAAAAGTATTTACATCAACCTGCAAAAGATCAATGCCTTTGCGTGTAGCATCCAAAGAAAACGGCGCAACAGCATCACGAAAATAATCTGTATTTGCACTGGCAACAACCCAGTAATCTTTAAGCGCCAACTCATCTAGGCACCTACGAAATAACTGTGCTATAGTTATTTTGCCATCGGTAAACCACGAAGCTTGTACTTTGTAACCGCTCAGAAGTTCTAAGCCATCCACAGCGCCCAAAGAAATAATGGGCTTAGATTCTATGGCCTCACGTTGGAATGTCATTTGATCCGCAAGAACTCGGCCGACGTGCACCAGGGAGTTGTCCTGATAGATAAGCACAGCCCAAAATTGTTCTGATGTTGTGGCAATTGCTTTAAACTCGCCCAGTACTGTGTTGGATGGCATGACCCAATAAGATGTACTGCGTGAAGGTCTGATAGCATTTTGATAGAATGTATCGCCTTCACCATCGCGTTGTATTTCGTAGCCATCGCCCGCAAGTTTTAACTCTGTGCCACCTGATCCCGAACCGCTCGGCGCATCCCAAATTTCAACGCGGTGCAGTTTGCCCGTAACCGAATAAAACGAACCATAGTATTTCCTTGCCATTATCCTCTTCTTGAATCTTTGTTATATCGTTCCAATACTATCGCCAAATCCCGCCCCTGTATTGTGGTGCTTGCAACAAATCCGCTTTGCTCGTTTGTGTTTAGCATCCCCTTCAATTTATCCAATGGCGCAATCACTTCAGGGTTACTACTTGCCCCGGGATATTCCCCCACCAATCCCAATGTCGGCCCGCTCACAATTCCCCCCTCGGCGAATGCTGTAGCCTGTGGGCCTTTGTTAAGCATGTTAGTGATCACCGCGGAACCCGCAACCAAGGCAACACCCGCAGCAGCTGCGAGCACAGGGTTTTTAATTAGCAACTCCTTAAAAGCCTTAGACGCTGTGGCCGTTGCAATCAATGCTTGCCCAAATGATTTCATGAATGCCGCAACCGCTCCCAGTAATTTCTTGCCAAAATCTTGAAAGCTTCCAATTTGCCCCGTCATAATATCGCCCAATAATACCCCAAACGCTTCGAGTCCGTCAGCGGTCAAACTATTAAATGCCTGGTTAACGCCCTCCATTGATTTCGCAAAACGCTCTTCATACTCTTCCTGCTTTGCGATTTGGTTTTGCATCGCATAATCTATCTGGGTAAATGTGTGCTCAAGTTTCTGCGGTGCCTTAATATCTATAGGCGCAGGATCTATTGTTTTGATTCCTTGGCGTGGGCCACTAGCAACGGTTTCAATTTCTGTTGCCTTCAATTCATTCCTAGCCTTTTCCGCCTCTAATTGTCTTTGTGCTTTGTACTTTCTAAAGTTTTCTAAACGCTTATTGTAGGCATCTTGATTTTGCTTTAAAATCTCGGCCTCGTGCTCTTGTTGTTTGGCGGCCTCGGCTGCGTTATAATTGTCTCTTTGTATTTTTAATACGGTTAACGCCGTTTTAGTATCGTCAATTATTTTGCCCCAGTTCTCTTTATTATTTTTACCAAAGTTTGCGCGGGCTTTTTGTAGCGTTAAATTTAAATTCTGTTCTTGTAAAGCAAAGGCGCCTAATTTATTGCCCTTTGCCTCCATTACTTTTATGTCTCGCTCGTTTTTTGCTATTGTTTTGTCGAGTGTATTATTTAAACCTTTCAGCGCGGCATCAGCGGGAAAAATTGCGTTCTTTAATTTGTCAAAGTTGGCAATCAATGCGCCAATCCCTGCAATTGCAACGCCTATCCCTATAGACATTAAGGCCGTTCTAAAGGCAAGCGTTGCCCCTGTTGCGCCTCCCGTTACTAATGTATAGAGTTTAGTTGCGGCTGTACTAATTCCAATACGCACGGCGCTCTCGGCTTGTAATGCGTTTTGTATGGCTTGCACTCCATTCACCAAAGCAATGGCGCCCTGAAGCTTTACCATTGTTTTCTGTAGATCTTCATTCTCAACGCCTGCCAATGCAAGTGCGCCCTCAACGGCACCAAAAGCCCCGGCAACTGCCTGCACTCCACCTAACACTGCATCCAATCGGCGCGTATCGCTTGCAAAATACCCAACTTCCGCCCTGGCATCGCCTATGCTATCTTTTATTCTACCCGCTTCTTTTATGAACTGATCAGCAGACGCGGCAAACTCTGGACCCAATGCCCGGGCTTCCATCGCCAACTGAGTCAACTGCCTGACAGTGCTCATCGTTGGGTTTTTTGTTGCAATGCTTGCTAGCTTTTCCTCAATGTTCTTTGCACTCTTAGCCACATCGGCAGACATTTCACCGCCCGCCTTTTTAATTACTGAAATCGCATCATTAAAGCCCTGTCTGAGCTTTTCAATGTTTGCGCCAATTACTATATTTAACGACCTTGCCATTATCTTGTATAGTTAATTATAAAGTCCTGAGCAACGTGGTAAATTCCCGCAAATCCTGCCTCATCCTCTGCCAATTGCACCTCGCCATCGAATTCGATAGTCTGGCATTTTACCAAGTTAAAAGTGCCTGGCAATGTAACTGCCTCAAATGCTGTTCGCACTGCAGCAGCGACGGCCGTAGCGCTTGCGAACGTGGTACCAAAGCTACTAATTTGCACCCGAGCAAAGTCTGTTCGTGAGTGGCTTGTATTGGTAGGGCTTGCAATTATGCTAACTAAATTATAAGCGATTGCAGGGAATGCAGACTCTTGCGGAATCCGTATTGGATTTAAGCGGGTAGAAACCAACGCCGTGAGGGCTGAGTTGTTGCTTAAAATGTTGTAGACTATTTTTATAGGTGCGCTCATGCCTTGGCGTCTGGTGTTAATTTATCAAAGACATGCGAATATAGTTTAACCGCTTCCTCAATGCTAATATAGTCGGACTCCTCCCATGGAAATGTTAACAGCCTTTTCGGCTCAATTGGTTTCTTTAAGTGTGGCGCCATGCCTGTAGCAACTGCCCAGCGAGTGATCTCCCATTGGTTTCTGTACTGCTGTTGCTGCGCCTCACGCATGCCCTCCAATTTCAAACGCCAAAAACGTGGCGAGCATTTCCAAAACTCTCGCTCAGTTAGATTCAATTCGCCGTAACTGATGCGCTCAATCTTGCGCCAAGTTAGCGGTGCGCCGTCGCCCTTGGCTTTTACTTTCCCTCTGGCTCTTCGGTGCTAAAGAAGTCACTAACGGCCTGCGTGAATCCATCCAATGCAGGGCTCAACTCTGTAAATCTTTTGACCGATGCGCCCAACTTTTGAATGGTGGGGTATGGCGTTTTTTTGCCGTCGGCTTCGTAGCCTTCCAGGATTCCATAGAATGCGCAACTTAGTGCGAAGTCCATAGATTTAGCAAGGTCTTTCTGCAGGTTTAGATCTGCGAAATTTTCCATCCCTGCAAGCTGCATAACATTGCGCAGCGAATTCATGTTAAACAAAAGGGGGTGCTGAACACCCCCAATGGTAATGTGGTTCATGCCACAAATATACTAAAATAAATTATGAAACGGTTCCGATAGTCAAAGCGCCAGTACCCTGCAAAGTTCCTGTAAAGGTTGCTTTATCGTTGTTAGGTGCGCTCAATGACAAGCTGC